GTAGGATATATTCCTAATCTTGCTTGTTTAATACCTAAATCATTTCTATCTGATCTAAATGTAGCCATGAAATATGGTGTATATCCTTCTGTTGGGTATGTTCCATTTAACATATCATGATTACTTTTTAATGTATATAAATCATCATCTATTTTGATAAGTCTTATAGGTCCTTGACAAACAATTTGTACATTATTTTTATTAAAGTCAGATGAACCATAATTTATACCGTATATAGCTTTAAGACCTAATTCTTCATCTTCAACTTTACGTTTAAATCCTCCTCCTCTAACCATTTGATCTCCACCTATTTCTTTTTTTACATCTTCTGCAAAACGTTGAACTTCAGGAACATTTTTAAAGGCACTTAATCCTCCATATTGTTGGAAATCTTTTGCTGTGCTTCCATCCTTATGAGAAATGAATATTAAAGAATTACCTCTATCATCAACTAATTCAAAATCAGATTTAGGTGTATTTGGTGTATCTTGAGCTCCAACTATATTATAATATATTTCATTTCCTATCTTAATATCAATAGGATAACCTATATTTTTAATCTGTTCTCCTAGATCGTTCATTGCTCTTTTTTCGATAGCAGTTGTTGCTCCTTTTTCTTTTCCTCCTAATTCTGGAGTTTTTAATATTTTAGAAGCAGGGATGATTAATGATTTACCATTTATATCTCCTTCAAATGATAACTTTGAAACATTTTCTAATGCTTGTAAAGCAGGTTCTTTGTATTGAGGATTAGATGCATTAAAAGCGGTATTGTTTATTATAATATAATCTACTAGTATTTCATTTCCATCTATTAATTTGAATGGACTTTTATTCCACACTTTATCTATTATAACTTTACGTCTATCTGGGCGAAACTGTAGTTTTTTTACTTCCAAAGATGCTTCGTTAATTGTTTCAGATGATACTATTTCTTTTAATATATTTATTAATTTAATCATCCTTAAATAATGAAATTATTGATTATTTTCAGTCATATATCCAGTAATGATACCATATCTACCTTGATATGATTCTACTAAACCATCTACAAGACCAACAATATCATCATAATATATGTTTAATGCTGAGTGCATTGCAAATGATCCTTCTCCGATTGTTTGGAGATGGAATATATGTGCTTGTGTGCGTGATGCAAACAGGGTAGATATAAATTGTCCTATAATAGCGTTATCCATTATTATTTCTTTTTAGGCCCCAAATCTTTTAGTTTAGCTAAATTGGCTGCTCTTCGTTTAGGATCATAAGCACCACCTTTTTGGTCATCAGATTTATTAATATATCCTGCTGTTCCTTTAGATGTAGTTACACCTCCCATTTGGGCAGTATTATGAATACTTTCTTTTTTAATTACTTTTTTAAGAACTTTACCTGGTTTGCCTATATCTGTACCTTTTTTAAAACGAGCTTCTTTAACTGGTTTATCCATGCCTTTCATTTGTTCTTCAAGCTCTTTTTTCTTTTCTTCAAGCTCTTTAATGCTGTCAGCTAAATCATCCATTAAATCACCAACAATTTCAGCATCAACAAAATGTTTAATATCAACAGGAATAGCACTTTTTATATCGTGTGCTGCTTTGATATCTTCATCAATTTTAGCAATTTTAGCTTGTAAAGCGGCTTTATCACCTGCTTCATCGATCATTTTTAAACGATCACCTACAGATGTTTTAACCATTTTACCTTTTGCTTTTTTAGCTTCAGCTATAAGTTCACGAATTAGAGTACGAATTTCAGTTGTTTTCATTTTTATTTTTATTTTATATATATATAAATATTAGCGTTTTTTGGTTTCATTAACGTGTTGTCTTATTAAATCACGTACTTCATCTAAATGTTGTGGGTTATTAGCAAGATATTCACGTACTAGATAGTTGCGTACTTCAGCTAGATTACGACGTTGTAATACCGCCATTAATTCAGCTGGTGAATTCATTGGTTCACTTATGTTACCTTGCTCATTACCAAATAATACATAGTTTCTATTGCCTGGTTGTACGTTAATAGTTGCTATTATTTGTTGGTTTGCTAAACGAATAACATATATTTTACTAGGTCCAACATTAATAACTTGTCCTACTTGACCTGCGGTACCTAATCTATTATTAACACGTGTTGCTCCTCTACTAGTATTTGGATTTTCACGTTGAGCATTAGTTACATTTAATCGTCTAAAATCAGAACGTGGTAAACGTAAAAATGCTGTTTCTAATCCTAATTCTGTCATTCTTTCAGTTACATTTATGTCTCCAGCTGCTGCTGGTGCTGCCGGACGAGGGGCTCTAACATTTTGAACAACACCCGCTGGTCTACCTCTTCTTGGAGCGCCGGGTACTGCTTGAGGTGCTGCAACTACTGGTGTAGCTTCATCTGGTGTAGCGGATGTTAATTGGCGAGCCATTGCGGGTGGAATATTAGCTTTAACTAATTTACCAGATGCGTCTGATAATTTAAAACTTTCTCTTGGATTAGCTTTATTAACCATATAAAAAACACCATTTCCTCCTATTACGGGGGCATATTGGTCTGTTGGACTAAATGGTGGTTGTGCTCTAAACCATGCTTTTCTTGATTCTGTGTTGCCTGAATTTCTCCATATTCTCACTAATTCTTCACCAGAGTATACTTTGTTTTCATTTCTTAAATAATCAAAATAAGCTTTCCATGATGCTTCATCCATAATTCTTCCCTTAGTATATACTCTCCAATCTCCTCCATCTCCAAAATTAAGGGATGAAAAACTATTATACATAGTCCTATCATCTACCAGTTTTCCAACTAAAGTATATCTACTTTCACCATCAGGAGTAAAAATTATCATTAGTCTCCCATTGTAATCAGGTAATACTCTTTTATCATACGGTGTTGCATTAACAATAGATACAAAAGCATCTTTATCTAATGAAGATGGAAGATTACTTTTATCACTAAGTGAATCTTTAATTACGTTAATTGCTCCTTGTTGTAATGATGTGTTTTCTTTTTCATCACCTAATGTTTTTTGTACTTCTTCATCATTAAATGGTATTTTAGAGATTTTACCGTCTTTTATTTTGTATGATGAAAATGAATTAGCATCAATTAATATTTCTCCGTCTTCTACTTTTTTAACTATAATAGCAGAATCTTCAGTTGATTTAGCTTTTTCTATTATTTTATCAAGTACATTTTTATCAATTACACCATCTGTTGCTAATTTAATCATAGCATTAAATGGTAATTTATCTAATTCTGGGTATTCAAGAATATATTTTGATGTGCGTTGGTTTAATTTAACATTAGGATAATCATCTTCTGCTTGATATAAGCCCATAGAAATAACATCTCCTAATTTTAATTTAACTATAGTAGAACCGTCTTTAGTAACATACATTCTTTCATCAGCTTTAATATTCCATTTATCTAAGACTACTAATAATTTTTTAACATCAAATGGAAGTGTTTCAGATGATAGAAGTTTAGTATCAACTTTATTTCTTAAATTAGCTGTTATTGATTTTCTATCTTGACTACTAAATTTATCTAGGCTAGCTAATAATAAATTAGTATTTAAAATGCCCGGGGTAATAGCAATAAATTCTGCTAATTGAGGGTATTGTGGAAGATATTTTTCTACGAATTCTTTATTAGATACATCGCTAAATAATTCACTATCTTTTCTAACAACTAAATATTGTTGTTTAATACTAAAAGGTAATTTTATCCATTCTCTAATACTAATAGAGGTATATTGGTACTTTTTTTGAAGTTGTTCTTTGCTATTTAAAGGAATATATTTTAATACACTCCTAATATTAGGTATATCATTTAACCAAGGTATTTCAGATAGTAATGTGCTAAAAGACATTGGTCTAGATTCATATGGGTCATTTTTTCTATTAGTATAGACGTATTTTTTATTTTCATCAGATACATCTCTAACCTGTATGGCAACAAAACTTAATTTATCTATATCTGATATATTATTATTTTTAGCTAAATAAAATGTTGGATATCCTATATCAGATGAATAACGATAAATATCAAATGATCCTCTAGTTATACACCATTTTTCACCACTACCATAAGTAATACAATTATCTTCTTTAGAGCCATTCCATATTACAATACCATTTTCATTGTATACTACGTCTGGTGTTTGATCTTCATCATCTGATTTTGTTTCGGCACCTTTAGACGCTGTAACTAGTTTAATTAATTGAGATAAAGACCATTTATTTAAATCCTTCTCAGTAATTTTAGGTGAATTTTTTAATACATCGAAACGTTCAATATATTTTCTTAATTGATCTTCTGATATTGTAATATTTAAATCGTCTGCTTCTTCACTAAATTTTTTAATGAAGTCTTTCATAACTTTTTCGCTATAAGCTTCGTTTAATTCATTTTTCCAATTATGGACAACGTGTAGTATAAATTTATCTATTGGTCTCATTTTGTTTTACCCCATTTTTTACCTTTACCTGATTGTTTACATTGTGATGGTGTTGGGCGGCAAGATGGGTATTTTGCTCGCTTTTCACCTTTTTGGCGGCCGCAAGGTTTACATTTTCCATCTCTGCATGTATTGCAATCTACCCAACCACCTGTTTTACCTGGTGCTCCTTTACGAGCGAACCAAGTGCGAAGTGTTTCTTTTTTCTCATCTAATTCCTCTCCATCTTCACCAATAAAAAACGCTTCAGATTTTATATCTTTCCAAATTTTACCTTTACGGCAACGTACAATAGCACCTGACTTATAGGTAGATGGTTTATCGTAGCGACGGTCTGTAATATGTTTGCATCGGTCTTCTAATAATATTTCTCGTAATATGTCTGTTAATTTAATCAATGGTATTAACTAAAGTCTTTATCAATCCAAGAAGCTTTTATTCCGTTTGATTCTAAAGTATCAACTATTGAGTCTAATTTAGGTATAGTATTACCTCCTTGAAAATATGTAAATAACATGAATTTAGAACCCAGACTTTTTATAAAATTATTAAAATCATCAGTTTTAATAGAGGTTCCATCCTTTTTCTTAATACCATAAACACCAAAACGTCTATCATCTACGGTAATACTTACTTCATCACCGGGTTTAAGAATAGCAGTATCCATTTCTTCTTGGATTATTTCTTTGATTAGTTGTCTTAATTCAGATTTTTTCATATTTATTTATTTTTAGGTAGAAACCAATTTGAACACCATTTAGATGGATCTTTTATTGGATTGCCTTCGTTATCAATTAATTCGTGAGTTCCCATATATGCATGATAATGTTTACTTTTACACATATGTTTTTCACCTTCCATATAATGGAATTTACAAACATGACAACCAAATCCCAAAGGAGAATACATGTAAGGAGGAGATATGTTGCTTTCTTCTGCTTCCTTTATTATATCTGTTAGTTTAATCACGATTTATATATTTTTAAACGTAAATTACCTGTACCCTTAATGACTCTATGCCATTGGTGACGTTCTATAAATATTGGATTATTTAATGAGGTTGGTAACTGGTTTTCAAGTTGTATTTTCCAGTCTGTATTTCCTATAATTTCTATGGTGCGATTTTCATCATCGCGATGCCACAATCTTCTACAGGATATATCAAGCATAATAAATATTTGTAATAAATATTAGGATGCTAATGTATCTTTAATTTTCTGTATATATTCTTGAAGATCTTTGATAGCAGCTTGTCGTAATACGTCGTTACCTTTCCATGTCTCAATATCTCCACCTTCAGTTACAAATGATTCTTCATTACCATTCATAAGTAAATCAAGTAATACATTTTCCATTTCTTTTAAATGGTATGTTAAACCTTGTTTATTTATGTTTAATTGATATTCTTCAAATTTACCTTCGGTTTTTAATTTAGTTTCATGTTTAATAACACAATCAAAACACATAGAATGGATTGGATACATTGTTTTATCTAACCTATTTTTCATAGGTGCCTTACATTGCGGGCAGTTTAAAGGCATTGTTACACGTTTTCTAACCGCGTCTAATTTAGTAACTGTTTGTTTGATGCCATTTTTAATGGTCCATTGTTTACCATTCTCTTCCCAAACATCACCTTCCTTATGTTCAACATATTCTTTAGTATAACCTATTTGTGTTGATGTTTTAGCTGAATAATCTTTGGTAATGATGTTACGCATTCGCTGTACATCACGGGTATTAAATTCTTTTTTTAAAACATTATCATTACTCATAAACCTAATTTTTTAAGTTGTGAAATTGTATCAATTGCGGATGTATGATGGATTCCTATTCCACCTTTTTCTCTCCATTCAATTATTGTTTTTTCTAAATCATCAATTAATATATGATTTTTAGCAGCAAATAATTGTTTTTCATGACGAGGATATAACAATAACTTATTAGTACTGTTAGGAAGATTTATTCTAACCCATGCTTGTTTACCTACTCTTGATGATTGACTACGGGATGGGGATGATAAGATATAAGGTTTATATTTTTTAATATAACTCCATAACGTTTTTCCGTCAGGCATCCAATCTAATGTAGCCCAAAATGCTGGTCCTTCAGCATCAACGGGTGCCCAAAACATTTCATCACCTTTTATAAAGTTACTTCTAGTGTCTAAACCAGTTAGTTCTTCATAACCTTTAGCAAAATCGACTAATACGCCGTCTAAATCCACAAATAATGTATAACCATTCATATTTTATCTTTTTTACTTCTATTAAGTGATTTATAAAGAGGTTGGGTATTTTTATAGTTAAAACATTTGTATATATTATCTTCTATAGTTAAATCAAATGAAGAACAAGGAATTATATGATCTACTTCCCATATTAATCCATGGTTATCCCAATTCATATCATTTTGAAATTGAGATTCTAAATATAATTTATATTCATTTAAAGAACAACCTAAATATTTTAATGTATTATTATTTTTCGTAAATAGTATTATTTAATTCACCAAATTTTCTTAATAACACACCTGCTTCTGCATTTGCTTCATCTTCAATATCACTACCTGTTTTTCCACTATCCGCATCTAATCTGTTATCCTCTGCTTGTTTACGATGAACTAATTCATGTGCTAATGTTCTCAAATAATCAGCTGGTGTTCTATCTTTAACATATAACCATACTTTACTATTTTCGGGATTAAAATGTCCCATTGATTTATTATTCTTAGCTTTATCAGTATCATATGACACTGTTATTCCTGATGGTAATTGTTTTAAACTAAGTTCTTTAGCTAAAAATTTTATAAATTCACTTATTAAACTATATGTTTTATCTTTATCATCTACATCTTCATTCATTGGTTCAGGTAATGTTTTAGTTTGTATGTTTATAGTACCTTGCAATACAGTTGGAATTATACCTAATGCTCTATATAAAGATAATATAACTTCTCCGCCTACCAAATAGTATTTGTCTTGTCCGTAATTTAATACTAAAGGTAATGGGAGTTCTTTTTTAGCTTTAATAAAATCAATGTATTGTTTTGGATTAATACCTAATTTTAAAGAATGTGAAATAGCGTCTTCTAGTGATTTAATTTTATATGATTTTGTATTTTGTAATTTAGACCATACATCATCATTTAACACTACAGTACCACCAGCAGTAAAAGCATATACCATATCTTCAATAGGGAAATTGAATACATCTGCTGCTTTCTCTATTTTACCTCTATTTTGATTAACATAATCTTCAAATTCATCACGTTCAAAATTAATTGGAGGAGATTCATTTAATTGAAGATTTTCTAACCACCATTCTTTACTGAATGTTTCTTGCATTGTTTTGTTTTTGAATATGTCTAAAAAGTCTATATGAGATATACCTTGTGGAAGATACATGTCTAATCTATTTACATTTTTATCAGCTATAATTTGTCTTAAGTCTGTAGCGTGAACTCCATCAATTGTACCAGTATCAAATACCTTTACGTTAGGATATTTTTCTATACTTTTATATCTACTTACTTCACCTTTACCAAATGCTGCTATATAATTAATGTCAGGATTTACTTCTACTGTGTTATATACTTCTTTAACAGGACTACCTTCTACTATTTTAACTTCAACATCACCATTTAACATATGTTTATATAAATCCCATACTTTAACACTTTCTTCTGCTGTAAATCCATCACGTGGTTTGGAAGAAATCAATATAATTACCTTATCAGCTATTTCTAATAGTTTTTTAACTACATCAAAGTGACCTTTGTGTGGTGGTTTAAAAGCGCCTGGGTATAAAGCTATTGTCATTTTACGAATGTGTTGATTTTGGATTTAGCGTCTTCAATAGATGTAAACTCAGGTGTCATTTCTACTAATGATTTTATATTATCATTTAGTGCTTTAATTTCAGCATCTCTTTTAGCACGCTCGTCTGCTGTATAAACCTTACCACTACCTTTTACTGTTTGGAAAAACATTCTTTTAACATAATCAGGATCAAACTCAGCTTTACCTTCAGGATCATTATTTACTAAAATAAATTTATCACCAAAAGCTTCCTTATAAGTATCAATATTACTATTAACACCGGCCCATGTTTTTAATACAATGGCTGGAGGTAATGCTCTATCTCTACCTGCGTTACGAGATAGTGATGTATAAGGTGAAACCCAAATCATTAACATCATTGTGTCGTATCCTAATGATTCTAGTTCTTGTTTTTTCTTAAGTAATGGTTTACTAGCAGCACCTGTACCATCTATTACTATATCATTTTTAGCAGCAGATAATTGTGCATATTTCTCTTTAGTTGCTTTTTGAGCTTGGCCCATCATTTGGGCTGCTTGAGATAATTGTGCTTGACTAAAATCAGCAATCTTAGTACCTAATCCAGCTACTTTTAATAATTCTTCGTAGGTATCATCTACATTTATTACTGTTAAATTTGATGGTATTAACTGTTTAGAAACATATGTTTTACCTGATCCAGCAGGACCCGCTAAGAATATAGCTTTTGGTTTTGTTGATACTTCCAACAATAAATCCATTAGTTTAATCATACCAATAAATATATTATTCTGCTATCTTAATAGTGGTTGGTAGTAATTCAGTAAATGGTTTAGGATCTGGATTTTCTAATCTATATATTTCCTGTATATTTTTGAACATTTTAAAATTAGTTTCAATGTCAGATACAGTTTTTAATTCCCATCCTTTACCTTGAATTTTACCACTTTTACTTTCTCCACGTGTATTTGCTTTAACCCACAATATACCAGTGTGTGTAATTTTTTTCATTATGTGTTTCGTTCCATGCTGTTGCATAGGCTGCTAGCTGCAAGTCATAACTAGTATGCAATGAATTAGATGTTTTTAAATTCATTAACCATAAACTACCTTGAAATCTTACGATTAAGTCAGCGGTTCCTGCAAATTCATGTTCATCTGAAAATAAATGATATTCTGTAGCTATTAATTCTGGTTTATGTGTATTCCAAAAATCTGCAAATTTAAGGATCATTTTCCAAACGTCTAACGAATACTTAGCATTACCCCATTCATCTATCCAAGTAATTTCTTCCCCATTTAAAAACGCTTCTACAGCGTTATGTACTTGCGTACCTTTATTAGCTGCTTTAGATGCTATAATATCACTATTATGTCCTACATCTTTTAACCAGGAATGAAAAAATTGATTTTTAGGAAAGAAATTTAAAATTGATGTTACTGATGGATAATATTTACCATTGCGTCTATAAAATCTACTGTCTAATACATTAATTTGTTTGTTGTCTTCTGCGTATTCTACAATACGTTTAGTTTTAGGGTCTTTAATGACATTTACATTTTTGTCAATCATATGTTTAGTTTTTTAAGTAACAAACTCTGAAAATCCAGAGGTTGTGCGTTTTCTATTGTGTTTAGGAAACTTTCGAAACCAACTTCATTAGCATCTTTACCGTCTAATTCTACTAAATATATTTCTTTACCATATGTCATTAACTCTTCACAGTATTTAAGAGCATTTTTAATAGCGTCTGGATCTAGAACAATATAAATTCGATTAACAGTTGATGCAACTAGTTTTTTCATTAATTTCTCATGAATAATCTTACCAAACAAAGGAATAACATTACGTTTAATTGTTAATGCGTCAAACATTCCTTCAACTAAAATAATAGGAGCATCCCAATTAACATATAATTCCCAACCTATTGCTGATTTAGCATCTGTAGGTGGATTTTTATACTTTTGGGGTTGTTGGTTTGTATAATCACGAGCAATAAAATAATTTAATAATCCATTTTCATCGTATGAAGGTATTATAACTCGTTGTCCATATTTACCTTCTTTACAGAATCCAATGTTGTATTTAACTACATCATTTATATTTAAACTACGTTTACGTAGGAATTTCAAAGCGTGTTTTGCTTCAATTTGTGTTAATTTATCGAGTTGTGTTATATCAGCTAATGGAATAAATTCCTTAGGTAATTCTAACATTGTACTACTTATAATATGTTCTTCTTTACCTGGTACAATAATCATATTTAGTTCAGCTACTTTACTAGCCGGTACCTTCATATGTTTAAACAATGCTTTAACTGTTTTTCCCTTGGCTTCACAAACCCAGCAATGCCATGGGTTCTCTTTTTTAGCATTTGTTATAGAGTTTATTTCCAGTTTGTTCTTGTGGTGGTTACAAAATGGGCATTTAAATGAATAATTACCTCTACTAGTCTTTTGACCTTTACCTAGTACGGATTCTAGTAATATTAGGAGGGCAGCATTTTCCATAAGCGGAAATATAATAAATTATTCTGACTGATCAAAGTCTTTTCTAAAGAATTTCCCAAGTATATTATCGTTGTAACTATCAACGAATAATACACGATATGCCATTTGATGATATATTTCGGCATATGTTAATTGTTTTTTAGTATCGCAAAAATCTATTATAACTCGTTGAAATTTATCTTTACCTAATGTTTTAATATCAGCTAATAACTCTTTAGATGAACCCCAATATGTTTGCCAACCACTGTCGACCTGTTCAACTTTGGTAGTTGATTTGCGTCCTCTTCCGGTTTGTTCAGCTAATTCTTTTTTAGTAAGTTTTTTCTTTTTGTTGTGGAAGAACACTTTTTTACCAATGTAAAATTTACCTGTTTCTAAATTTGTAATTTTATATACAAATCCATAGCATCCTTCTATTTCAACAAATTCATCTAGTGGTATTAATATACCATCGTCTTCATAATATAACCAATTTTCCATAAATTATAAATCGTATTTAACTATAAATGTCATGTCAGTATCAGGGGATATTAACATAGGTTTACCTAATTTAGCAACCATTAATAATTCATTTTCATCATTATATAAACCAATTGTTGTTGCATATGGTGCAAATGATGCACTAGTTGCAAAACCATATAATGAGCCACTATTATCTGATTGTAATGATGGATTGTAACTTAAATTAAATTCACTTTCTTTTATTATACAACGTATTTCATTTTCATAAACTATATGTTCATTTTGAAATAATAAACTAAATGACCCGGTGTGAACTACTGCTGGCATGTGTATAAATATTAAAGTGTTATTTCTTTATTAATAATATCAAATATATTATTTTTATGTTGTCGCATTATTTTTTTGTATTTTTCTATATTATAATATGGATTTCGTGTTTCATCTAATCCTCCTTTATCACTAATAACAAAAGCAAAATCTTCGTTAGTTACAGTATAAGTTGGAGGAGTATAATGAAAATAAGCATTAATATAGCTTTCATCATTTACACCCGGTTCATAATTAATTTTTTTATCCTCGAGTTGCCATTCTTTCAGTGTTTTACAAAATTCAATCATTTTATCTTTTTTACCACCAAAGAAAGCACCATAATAGTAGGTACAAGGAAGTGGTGTGTCGCTAGGAACATATGCTTTAGACATTGGGTTTTTATCAAAATTAACTCCACCTGCTAACCATCCTCTATTACCAAAATGTTCACCACCTACTAAATCACCTAAAAACCATTTTTCAGTAAAATCATGAATAATATTTGTGTCAGCATCAAAATAATATAAATAATTACTATCGCAATTTTCTAATGATATTATATTTATAAATTTTGAATTGGTACCATCTACCCAGCTATCATGTTTAGTATAATAATATTCTATATTAATGTTATCTGGTAAATAATCTTGTGGGTCTGTATCTGAGTAGAAATAGAATTTAATTTGTTTATTACCTTTATAATGGTGTGTGAACTTTTTTATAAATCTGATCCCTAAAGCGAAATAAGCGTTAGTCGCTAGTATTATTATTCCTATATCAGACATGATGTTTCTTTAGTTTTTAGTATTTCTTGAAAATAATTGTAAGAACAATGTTTTGATGAAAATGTATTTTCTATATTGTATGGGTGAGTATTAATATAATCACTTTTAAAAAATAAATCTTTTCTATCTGGAATTACACCAGCATTGTGAAATATAGAAGTATCATTCCATCTATCAATAGAGTCTGTGGCCCAACAAAAATCTAATTCAGGTACAACTTTTGTTTCATTACCATATAACCAAGCATTCCATAATACTGCCCACATATCTGCACACCATATCTGCAATTCGTGGTAGGTTGGATCCGTTGCTTTCTTTTGGTTATTTAATTCTGTTATTTGTTTAAATAATTCTTCAGAATCCCTCTCAACTTTATCCCAAAAACCAGTATCTACATTTTTCATTATATATTGTGCTCCCCCTGAATTGGAATTCATTAGTTGAGGTATTAATGGGTTCATTCCTACTATTTCACACATTTTATGATATACATCAAAACCTTTAGATGTAATATATTTGTAATTAATATAACCATTTGTATTACTTAAATACCAAATATCATCATAAATGAATTTATTAAAATTAGGTTGTTTAGTAAATACTATATCACAATCATGATAAAATATAGTTTTCTTTTTCAATTCAGGGAAAACAGCGAAATGTTGTTTTAGTATATTAGGGCGAACTGATGATATATAATGTGGATTTATTCGGGTATCTTGATAAAATATAATATTTACATCTTTATATTTTTGTTTTAATTTGTGCCAAGGTAAAACATTTTCTATCACATTAGTTAAATCATTTGGATTCCATGCTACTAACACATCTATATCAGATGGTTTAATTTCATTTCTAAGAAAATTTTCTAACATTACTTCAACCTGCCAAGCATAATATTGCAATCGTGGTTGAACACAGATGTATTTTAAAGATTTCATAACTAATTGTAATATATTTATTTAATTATCTCAATTTTATCTATTATATTTTCCTCAAAATTTTCATTCAATATAATATCTCCTACTTTAATTTCTAAGGAAGTTAACACTAACCACTCTTTATTTCTTTTTACTATATGTTTATGTGAGTCCGATGCTTTTAATAATCCATTATTTATGATAAATAAAGAATTAACTTCGTGAGATGTTTTGCTAGTAACTATTGTTTTTTCATATTTCATGGAAGTTAAATTAATTGTTTTTAATTCATCTCCTATATTAATATCATTTAAAGATATTTTAGAATTATCAAATTTAGTAATAATAGTATCTGGGGTTAAACAAGAAGTAAAAAGTGTTAATGGAGTAGGAGTTAATGCTACAACATTATTACCATCCGTTCCTTCTGCATATAAATCCCAACTAGCTCCCCCGGGATAAACATATCCTGGGTAGTAACTTCTATTTACTTGAACATTTATTGTAGGAGTATACCAAGTATAATTAATATAAGGATTTTGAATTAATACAAAATCTCTATATTCTTCAGGTCCAGTATATATGTAATATATATTAATACTGTAAGGTACTTTAGATGTATATGTGGGATCAAAACTTACATATAAAGGGTAATTATAAAGAGTGTAAGAATTATTAATTTCATTTTTAATTGGCTTCTTATTATGAGTTAAAATCTCGTTTGCTATGTAAGTTTCAGTTGTTGTGGATATATTAATTACTTTAAACATTTTATTTTAATTTTTATTCATTAAATATCAAATAAAGAAGCATCCCAACTTAAATACCATTTTCCGGCCGATGGAGGAGGGGTAGTAGTTGTTGTGGTTGTTGAAGTTGTTGTAGTTGTCGTTGTCGTTGTTGTTGTCGTTGTTGTTGATAATATACTAGATGAAACTGAATTTGTGCAAAAAGGGTAACTAAATCCTTCAACAGACTGAACTATAATAGATGAACTGTATCCATTAGGAACATCAAATATCTCTCCTGCTAACAATGTTGATTTAGCAATAGGGTAATCTATATTATTTAAAGCATATAATCCACTACTTCCTGATGCAAAAACATTAAAGGGTCCTGTATCGGGACCTGCTAATGTTATTTGTACAAATACTGGTGATGTTGGCATAATTTTAATTTATAAAATAAGCTTGTATATTTAATGAACAATCTGGGGGTGTTGTAGTAGTGGTTGTTGTAGTACTTGTAGTGGTAGTTGTCGTAGTCGTTGTTGTTGTCGTTGTCGTATAAACATCTACTAATATTTTTGCTTTATTACTAGGCAATGAACAACCATCACCATATAAATTATTTATTGTATAATATATATCATAATTCCCTGGATCTTGTGAACCACTAAAATACACTGTTCCATCTAATACATTGGAGTAATATACGGAATTACTTCCTGATAGCAAAACAGAACCTGTATCTAAAACACCTGTTCTTGGATCTGCCGATAATGTTATATTTCCTGAGTCACCCACTAAAAATGAAGCAGATACATTATATGCTAATGGTGGTAATGGAAATATATCAACATAATCTTGATTAGTTATAATAGCTAAACCATGAGCATAGAATATATTTCCAATAAATGTAAATATTGAACCGGATGGTATTATTCCTGTTTCTTCAAAATAATCAAAGGCATAATCCGGATCTACATAATCTCCTGATCCAGTTACACCTGATGTAAAATAACCAGGTAATATATAACCTGCTGCTATATATTCTCCTACTGTTATTGGTGAGGATGATGAAGATATATCATATAAATTTCCATTTCCATCATCTCTGATGTAATATGCAGATGATGATAAAAGAAAAGTATGAGGGAGTACTTTAGAACCGTATATTTTTTGATTGATTCCTAACACAGTGATATGTTCTCCACTACCTGTTGGGAATTGTTTTATTAATAAAGGATTAATATTATAATTAAAATATGAACCTGTCGGGCGAGAAGAAGATGCAGATTCATAAGTATCCACATCAAACATTAAAGAACTTGTATTTAGAGTATCAGTATATGATTGATAAAAAGTACTGTTTATGTAATCATATATTAATCTTTCATATTGGTTATTAGTTACAGGATCTGTAGATGAATCTCCAGAATTGAAAGTACCTGTTATGAAAGTTCCCCTATATAAATTAATGTAGGTATCATTGGAAGGGATACAAGTATAACTTAGATTCCATCTCTTATTGGCAGCATATGATACTGCTGTTATGTCGGCTTTGTTTAAATTTTTGAATGACGACATGCATTAATAGTCTAGTTTAATTCTTATTAAAGCTTCTTTAGTAAAGTCTTTAGTTAATGGTTTACTCATTTTAGCTACAGCTAATAATTCATTATTATCATTGTACATACCAACCATAGTTGGGAATACTTGTGGGTTATTAATTAATGTAGTATATAATAAGTTACCATTATTATCTATAATAGATGGATTTGTTGTGTAGTTAAATTCACTGTTTTTAACACGAGTAAAGAAATAACGTGATGAAACTACTTCTTCAGATTGTAATTGAAAATTACTTCCTGATTTTATAGAATTATATAATTTTACATGATTGTTTTGTACTGATAAAGATAAATTTGATGCTTTAATATATGGTGTTAAAGATCCAGAAGCATCTAATACAATAAATCCTAAATCAGGTAACATTATTCCATAATAAGGTCCAGTAGCAGCACTGCTTGTATATGCATTGCCCTTACTTCCACTGATTATATAAAATACTCTATTTTCACCAATAAATCTGGTTAGTGATGTTGTATTACTATCGTCAGTTAATTGAATAGTAGCACTTCCACTTCCTAAAGTTAAATTTAAAGATCCGGGATGTAGAGCTTGTTTATAATTAGCTCTTGAAATATTAATTACATAAATTTGATTTGCTGTTGTAATACCACCATCAAAACTAAAATTAGTAGTTTCAGTGCCATAAACTAAATTTCTGTATTCACCATAAACAACACGTGATGGAGAATAACCAGGAACAGTTGAATTTATTGGTGCCGAACCTGATCCACTTATTTGTCCGTATTGAAGTGTAAATTGAACAGATGAATCAGTTGCATAAGGAGATCCATTATAAACATCTAAATAATATTCTGTATATCCACTAGCTGTAACCATATTAGAGCTATTTAGGGTATAGTTATCTCCACTCCATAAACCACGTACTACGGTTTCTGAACTTATTACTGAATCTTCTGGATTATATCTTGAAAATGACATTGTTTATTTTATTTTTAGATTGTTGATACTTTTTGAATATTAATAGGAATTGTAATTCTAGCTCCACTATCTCTACCAATTACAGTAATTGTAGTTGCTAATGTTGTTAATGAAGAACCAAATAATGTATTAACAGTTGTTCCAGTTAATGTAAATGAAGTTCCTATTACTGATTTAGATAATACAGCACCTGTAGTTGTATTTAATCCTTGGTCACCTGTAGTTGTGGTTGTAATACCTGTTCCTTGGAATGCGGATAATAATCTAATATCTGATATAGTTGCAATATATCCGTTAGCTTCAAATGTACTTGTAGCACCTAAATAATTTAATGTTTGAGGTGTGATTGTTAATGAAGCGCCTTGTTTAAGTGTTATCGTATTGTAACCTAAGCTAACAACTGGGAGTTTTGCAGTTCCACGAGGTAACGTTACTAATTTGTAACGCATAATTTGTGTATCGTCTGGAAATGCTTGTAATACAGGTGTATTTTCAATTGCTTCACCATAGAATGCAGATCCTGATGGATGGTTTGGATTATATAATGTATAATCGATTTCATCATCAGCTAATGAAAATTGTGTAATTTGAAACGATCCGTCATTACGTGCTAGTAATTCACGACCTTTTTTGGTTAGAATAGCATCTACTGTTACTACGGTTGGATTTAATATTGCCATGTTATTTGTTTGTTATGTTGTATATACTATAAATATATTGAGTTTCCAAATTTTTATTACTAACTTAATAATATTAACATACTGTTAATCCTACATTTATGTTAACATATATTGTTGTGCTTGATGAAATTATTATTCCATAATTTCCAGATGTATTAGTATTTCCACTTCCATAAGGACCAAAACTTCCATTATACCCCACACCATAATTATAACATAAATATGGATTTATAATTAATGTACTTCCTGAATGTACAAAAAATGAAGTAATTGGTTGATATATTGTACTATAATTAAAATATCCTAATCCTATTTGAGTAGATCCTGAATCAGGACTATAATAAAAAGCAAGACTTCCTGTTCCTGAATTAATTCTACCTATTATAGATACATAATAAAAATTAGGAATACTAGGAACCGCATCTGGAATAAAAAGTAAATAATCCGAAGGATCACTATTATACATATTAATTCCATCGTCACAATGTTGTACTAGTCTATAATATGAAGCAGAAGAAGGATATGAACCTGGATCACTGATAATACTAGTATCTGATGAACCAGATGCTAAAATATTCCAATTAATTTGATCTGTTGATTGAAATACACTCATGCTATCAAAAGTGCCACAAGAACCGGTTTCATATGTAAATTTTAAAGTATCATATCCTAATCCTTCTACCGAAGTTAATGTGGGAGAACAACAAGTTGATCCTGATGTAGTAATGTCAATAAAATAAAATGATGAACCTGTTAAATTTAATACAATACTTCCTGATCCTGTTACCCATGAGCTAGTTAATAATAAACTACTTGTAGCATCATATAAAGCTAATTCATTATATTTGTTATCCCCTGAATATGCTTCTGCTATATATTTGCTAGATGAATTTGCGGATAAATTAACAAAAGCGTTTGGAAAAGAAGCTTCTGTTAAAACATCTAAGGATGAAGATTTAGTAATTTTAATATTATATGGAGAATTAGGATATATTTCTGATTTATAACTTAATTGAAGATTAATATTATTTGAAGAAGTAGCAAAAGCTGCTGAAGATGAATTAATTATTAAATTGGTCTGATCATAAGGAAAATCTGCTACTAAAATACTTCCACTGTAAAGTTCTATTCGTATTGTTCCTACTGTAGATTTAAATCCTCCAGGAACACCAGTTTCATACTCACTACCAGATATATTTAAAGAAACATTACTAAATACTATATTATTTCCTTCTCCTTGTAATACAGCAGTACTACCTGTTATAAAATATGTTAATGTTTGTTGTAACATTATATATAATTATTTAATGATTTAATAATTGTACCAACATTATCTGTCAATGTGGTAGAAGCGTCATATGGAACTAATAATGCCGTTTGTATATTTTGTCTTCCAACAGCATTTTTACCTTCTAATATAATAGATGTTTCATCTGGTTTTGGGCGGAGAATGGCAAAATTGTAAGATAAACTACCAGAAAGATTTGTTTTTGGTGCTGGTAATACTGTATCGTTTAGTACAATTTTATATGCATCGAAATTATTTTTTTGTACATTTATTACTTCATAATAACTTCCTGGATCTTGAAATCTTCCAAATTTAATTAAGTCTCCCTTTTCAATTGAAATTTTATCTATTATCTCTGAGTAATTTGTAGAACTACCTGAAAATGAAGCACTATAAAAATATTTACCAGAAAAAAGTTGATTAATATTTAAAGTATCATTTGTTTTATTAGTACTAGTTAAATTATAAAATATATCATTATTTAAAGTATATTGAGAATCGTAAAAATATTCTGTTACAACTTGCTCAGTATCTACTATACCCCAATAAACATCCTCAAATTTAATATTTACATTTTGGTAATATCTATAAACTCCTTGAACATCTATAAAATAAAAAGACAATCTTAAATAATCACCTACTCGAGGATCCGTTGATACATCAGTATTAAATGTTTTATTAAAAGTAAAATTAAATGTATATGCAGATTGAGCAGTTGGACTTTTACTATATAGTTTTATACTTCCATTTGTGGGATTATAATAATTGTTACCTGGGTAAGGATCTATTCCTGAAATTATACTTTGATTAGCTATTGCTAGTGGTGTATCATATTCTCTCCACTTACCCTCAATATAATTATCAGAAGTTGCTCTTTCCGTTAACAATGCTAATTTAAATATTCTCCAATATCCCGCCTGATCCCCACGGCTGTTATCTCCTAAAATAGTAACTGTAACTTTTGCTCCACCATATATTCTATAATTACCAGATCTGGTTATTTTATATATATTATTATTTACATTACTACTAACAGGTTCAGTATTAAAAGCTTTGGGAGATAAATCTGTTGAATTAGCTCCTACATTAGCTGTTGTGTAATTATCAAATTTAAATAAATCAAAGCGATAAGTAGGAGCTTTATAAGACGGATCTACACCATTTGCATTACTTATATTCAAATAATTTAATCTTTTATTTGCGGCTAATGAAGTATTATATTTCCAATCAGTATAATTAATTGCTTCGGGAGCTACCTGATTATTTCCAGTTGCTGTAGAAGGAGAGGCTATACCATTGATATAAAAAAAGTTTATATTAGCTTGATTAGCTATATTATTATTTGGAGTTTGATCTACATTACCAGCATTATTTGTTTCATAGATATATTTACGTAAATCTGATGATAAAAAACCTAAAGGCTTGGTTTTTGTATATTGGAAATTATCAAAAATAAAATTTAGTACTTCTTTATTTTCTCTATAAATAATTGGATCAAAACGATATCCTCCTTTCCAAACTAATTTTTGACCTTCTCTTCTATTTTGGTTTTTATCTGTAATAGATAAAATTGCAGGTTTACCTGATTTAAATATATTTTGAATATCACACCAATTATTATTATATGAATTTAAATCTGTTACTTCATTTTTAGTATCAATTAAATATTTTAAATTAATTACTGTTTTATCATTAAAATTTAAACTTTGAGATGGAATTGTTTGTATCCATCCTAATTTATAAGAATTACGATCAATAACAGCTGTTTTACCATATGATATATCTCCACTTTGAGTAGTTATTCCACTAGAACCTGTATAGGAAGCACTAGTATAAGTATTATAGAACTTACTAGTTAATTTAGAACCCTCATAACGTGATATATTATATGATCTTAAAGTTAAATATGAATCTTGTAATTCAACACTACTTGTTATGTTATTTGTTGTTCCCCAAATATATTCTATCTTTTTTCTAAATTGAGAAGTAACATTTTCAGATACGTTATTAAACAATACATTGTAATCTGAATGGAGAAATGTGCCTAAATTTATTCTTTCATTTATTGGGTGTTTTACATTATATAAAATCCAGTTTGTGTTTGGATGGCCTTCTAAATACGGATTGTAATTTGTTTCTTCAAAATAATTATAAACATTAATTTCACTACCTGAAATTTCTCCGTCAAAATAAGCAGCTTTATCACCTCCTAAATCATTATATAAAGTGTCATATGGTGATGAAATTATAGGAGCAGGATATTCAGCTTCATATACTTCTTGCTCTATTGGATCTGGTATAGGATATACTACCTTATTGCGTTCTAATACTGGTGATTCGATTGTAACACCAGTTGATAAACTTGTTCTTTCAGGAACAAAATCACCAAGCATTTTGAATAATGCATTATCAAAAAATTGAATTAAACGAATAAATCCATTATAATCCATGTATGAACCTGTAAATCCTGAGAATCCAGGAACACCTGTTTCGAAATATAATGTACGTTGTTCGTTTAGATCAGGATATGAGTTATTATATAATTGTCTTGGGTCACCAATATAATCATCTAAACTCCATGTTGGATTATTCGATGCAATAGCTCCTGAGATATAAGTGTTTATCTGTGATTCTGGAGAGAATGAAATATCAATGAAATGGGAATCATTTTCTCTAAATTCATTTGATGCAGTTGGAAATGTTTGTAAACTTAACATAGATGATAACACACTACCTGATGCTATACTATTGTTTACAATTCTTACTTTTTCATCATTGTATCCTTTAATTAAATTGGATTTTAAGCTACCACCATATTCTTTAACATCTAATATACTACTTGATATGGAACTACCAGTGATATAAGTTCTACTTGGAATACCAAATGTAGTTATTAAATATTCTAAACCAGTTTTTGTACCTTTTGTTTTTAGTAATAAAGGTAAGTTGTGATAGATACGTTTATATAATTCCGCTAATAAATCCTTACGAGGAATATTATTCAAATAACTTCCAGTTATCGAGAAATTATTGTCAAAAACACTACTACCTGTATTAGCGCCTATTAAGAATTGATCTACAGATTCACCTGCTTGACTATTATATAATTTAATTCCTAAAGACTGTAATTGGTTATATACTAAATCTTTAGAAATACCTGCGTTTAGATTATTATTTGCTAAATTAACATCCGTTACTGCTTTAAGATAAATCCAAATATTATCAAAATATTGACCAACCATATTAAGGAATGTCAAAAATTGATTATTGTTTTCATCATCCCTTATAAAGTTAGGAACAGCAAATACTAAATTGTCATAATTTTCATTATCGTAATTTAATGCTGATTCTGTTAAAGTATTAAACCAACTTATAACAGCAGCTGATCCTGTTGATAATAATGAATATGGTTTATAAGAGCCTGATTTAGGCCAAGCATATGAACTAGATTCAAAATATAAGTATGTTTCATATCCATCAAACTGTGTGATTAATGTATTAATACTTGATGAATATTGATTTATTTCGGTTTGTAAACTTGCCGTTGTCGCAACATAAGGAGTATATAAATTTATTAAATTTGTATAATCTTCAATTTGTTGAACTTTAGTATAAAAGTTGGCTACACGTTGATAAGCAGATCCAAAAAATACAAAATTGTTAAAATCAGTATAATCTACATTTATTGATATACTTTGAGTAGTCATTAAATTCAACAATTGTTGATAAGATGAATTTTGTAATGACTGTAAAGTCATTAATGCTGTATCGTAATTAGTATATGTAGTAGATACTGTAGTTTGAGTTGGTATAGGAATATTGAAATTTGGACCTCTTAATGTTGGAGGGGGTGGTGGTATGATTAAAGTATCTAAATTTATATCAAATATATAAGGAAATACTTTTTCCTCTACAACCCATAATGTTTGTTTTTCTTGAACTTCTGGTGGTAAAGGTTCATACATTTTAAATAAAACCTCATATCCCGTAGTAGCTTTATTTAATGCTATATTAACAGCTACATATTGTTGATTATCACCAAAATTTAATAAATAATCTACATAATATGATGAACTATTGATTTGATTAATAACATTATTAACAGTTGATTCAATTTCATCATTTGTTAATGTAGTTGAAGCTAATCTAATTTCAGTTCTATCTTGTGATATTTCTTTAACAAATAATGCTCTATCAATATTATTAGACAATATATTGCGAAAGAAATTATATCTAGAATTAAATTCCCCTGATGTATATCCTATATTTTGAATATCTTTAACAGGATCTATTTCTATAGTAGGATATAATGAACTTGTAGGAGTTACTAAAGTAGATGTAATACCAATATCTGTTGTTTGTATATTACCAGTTGTGTTAGGATTATTAGAAACAGAAGGAGTTAATCCTGTTGTTGTTGGTAATTTATAGTCAAGATAATTATAATTTGTATTTAAAAGATTACCACCAGCATCATATATATAATATTCTATGTAATCTCCTGCTCCACCAAAATTTTCTTGTAAATTTTGGGATGAAATTAAATTAGTATCATCACTAGAGTAACGTGTAACTGTAGTGGTATTTATAATATTACCTGTTATTTTAATATTATTTGCCATTATTTATTTATTGTTTTACTTAAATCATTAACTATAGTTTGTGTATCTAATAGTTGTTGTCTAAGTGTAGTAATTTCGTCTAATAAAGCTTGAATATCGTCTTGGTTAATTATAACACCTAAGTAATCTGCTTCTTTTTCTAAAATATATCTATGTGATTCAACTTCTCCTTCTTTAGGTATTTGGTAAAATAATTGTTCATATAATTGAAAAAAATCTTCTAAAGTAAATGTTGGTTGTTCTTCAGTAGAAGGATTATTTATTAATTGACTGAACTGAGTATTTATTACTTTAGGATAAATATTTTTATCAAATACTGTTTTTTGTATTGGAATTTGTGACATATTATCTTATAACTTTAAAGAAATAATTATCATCTAATACTAATGTACTACCATCAACAGTAGTTTTAATTAATACTTTATAATAACGTTCTGGTTCTAATCCATTCATATATACATCAAAATACATACCTGTTGAATCACAGCTTATTTTAGTGTATGTAGTATCATAATCTACGACAATCTCTTCAGTATCCAAATCTTTTATTAAATAATATGAAGCAGTTGGTAAAGCTCTATTATTAAGATAAACAGAGGATGTTGTAAATGCTCTTGCTGGATATCTATCTCTTATATTTATTCTGAAACGTTGAACTGAATCCTGTTGATATTCACTTTTATTATTAGCTAATGTAGCTACTATATTAGGTGATGTAGTAACTATTAATGAACCTGTATTATATGACCAGTCATTCCATTTTATTTCTAAACATGGTGGATAGATTGTATGAGTATTACCTGAGAAATATTTAGTTTCAAATACAGATGAAGATGAAAATTCTAAAGAGTCACTATGTTTTATTATAAATCCATTATTATTTATTGAACTACTAAACCAACTATTTACAATATTAGTAACATCTAATATTATATCCTTAGTAGAAGTACGAGTAAATGATTGAGTAGTTTTATAAGATCCTGTATACCACAATCCACCTCCTATATTAGTACTATATGAACCTGTAGTTCCGGGTATGGATGTATCAAACCATTGAGTTCCTCCTATTTCTGTAGTGTATTGCCAACTAACACCATCTGTTGTAATAGGTGAATTTGCAAATCGACCAGTACCTACGTTCCAATCAACTGCTAAAGGATAACAATGTATTGAATAATCTAAAGGTAATTGAGAAGCATATGCTAAAGATAATTTTAAAGAAGCACTATGAATCTTTCCATTTACTTTATTAGTAATTATATCATTTATCTCATCTTGAGAAAATTTAATGATTGGACGAGATACTTCATAAGTACCTCCTATAGAAAGATAAGTGCTAAGTTCTAATATTTCATCTATTCCTGAATTAAGTGTAGGATAGTATGAATATAATGTTGCACTTTTTTCAGGAAATATTTTATATACAGCCATAATTAATTAAGTTGCTACATATAAATATTATATAACTTAAATGTTTAGAAAGATACTACTCTTCCTTGAATATCTGTATTCGGATATCTTATTTCAAATATACTAGGATCTAATGATGGGTATATAATATTATTACGTATAGCTCCAGGAATATCATAAGCATATAATGAATATGTAGTTCCTGTTGAATCTTGTTTATTTATAAATTCAAGTTTTACTACTGATTGGACACCTTTTACATTTAATATTGCAGATTGAACATCAGATATTTTGATAGGTTGATTAATATTCCATTTATCAGTGTTAAAATAATTCTGTAGTGTTACGATACAATCCGTTACCACACTGTTGTTATTATATCCACTTCTAACAGTAATATCAAAATTAATACCTATATTAATATAAAATGCATCTTTAATATTGATAGCATCTGTAACCATTCTAAATTGATCAATATATGTAACTAAATTTTCTTTTAAAGTAGTAGCAGCTGTTACTAATTGTTTATTAGAATTATATCCTAATATATACATGTCCAATGATAATGGATTTCTTTCTTCAGTAGTTTCTACTGTTGGTGTTGCTATCATTTCTTTAGCTACATCTTGTGTAACATATACTTTAGCAATAGAACCATAATCTGATGGTAATGATAAAGCACGTACCATATAATCTTCTCTAGTTACTGCACGTAATTGAGATTGATAAGCATTAAATGCATTATTACGTATTTCTTCAACTTGATCACCATTTCTGCCACCACTAGCTGGAATAGGATTAGTTACTGCTACACTATTAATAACATATGTAGCCATGGCGTTAGATAATCCACTAGGTAAGTAGACACCTGATGTATCTATTGTTGTAATTGTATTAGAGTTGGTATTTGCTGTTAATCCACCTCCTACTAAATAACGTACTGTAATATTATTACTTGGAGCTAAACCATATTCTTGTGTAAAAAATACACCTGCTTTATTATAATCATCGTATAAGCTAGAAATACCCGGTACTAAACCTAATTGAATATTATCTGGTGTGGGTAAAATAGTTTGATCTGTTTTATTTGAAACTCCAGCACCAAATTCTAATTGTAATGTATTATCTGATAATAAACGAGATACAAATCTACGTGGTACTCGTTTTAGATCAAGTAAATAAGGCACTCCATCTACCCCATAAGAAGGATTTGCTGTTTTTTCAAATATAGTAGCTTGAGCTAAATATGGTACTTCATACCATCTATTACTTTGAGCATCAGTAGCATCTAATATTTGTAATATATTAGTATCAGTAATAGTAGCTATTTGGAATTTTTGTGGTGTTGAGAATGTAAGTGTTGTTGATTTTATCTCGGCAGATATTGCTTTTACTTGTTTTTTTAATAAAAAGTAGTTACTATCAACAAATGTTATTTCAGTATCAGCTGTATTAGTAAAATCAACTTTATCAACTGTTATAAATTTAGTACCAAATCCGTTTGACGTTAATTGTGTATTTTCAGGAATAATAACAGCATAATTATAATCAGGAATAGAATTTCCGCCTGATCCTGATGAAGGTATTAATTGGAATAAATCTACTGTAGTTACAGAAGCATATGATGCTTTTGGTCTATAACCTAACATATAAGATAAAGCATATAAATTTTCTTTTTCCTTAGCATATAATAGAAAATTTTCTTGTACTTGAGTATCTAAATAAAATGACATAACGTCACCAACATACGAAGCCATTTCAATAAACATATTTCCCGGAGATGCTTCTGAAAAGTCATTATATGTTGTTGGAAAATATGTTTTAGCATAATCTATAAGATTAGTCTTAAAATCGCTAAAAGTCTTATTTAAATATGATACGTTATTATCTGCCATTTTATATAAATTGTACTGTTATTTGATCTGATGTTCCTGATATATTTAATCTATATTGTACTGTTATAGATATTGTGTTTTGATCTTCTTGTTTTATAATATTAATATTAGTAACAGTTACTTCAGGAATAAAAATAGATACATTTGTAGAGATTAAATTACGAATAATATCTGATGTATCTTCTGTAATACCCTCAAATAGTACTATTTTTAAATCAGCACCAAATTCAGGATTCATTATTCTTTCACCTTTATTAGTAAGTAAAAGATTAATTAAATTAGATTTAATTTGATCAGCAGTACTATATGTGCTATTGAAAGCAGCAGGACCATCAAATGGAAGAGATACCCCAATCGCAATATTACCTTGCAAATCTAATGGATTAACACGTATCGTTTGAGGTATTGGCATATTAATCTAATTGTCTTAATCCTGATCTATCTTGAGGTGTCATATTATTAGCTGAATCTGCTATAAATGCTAAATAAGGATTTACTCTTTCTCCGGTTGATTCATCAACAGCATCAATAACTTTTAATTGTGATTGTGGTTGTTGAAAACCAAATTCAGCACCCATTTTAGCCATTAAAGAATTACGCACATCCCCAGATAATGGAACTACATCAGCGCTAGTAAAGCTAACTGTTTTATTTTCACGTAATGTCTGTTTATTTTGTTTAGCTAATACCTCATTAATGATATCGGGCAATTCCTCATAAATAGCCTCAGTTATGGCTTCTTTAATTAGTTTTTTGAATACTTTAATGTTCATACGAATAAATATTTAAGCTATTAAATTTTGTGAATCTATTATTAATTTTAATTGATCTATTAAATCATTTGGATCTAATGTAAATGATAATTCGCTTTTTAATACAGCAACGTTATTTGTATCAATTGCTTCTGCATAATGGCGTTTATTTCCAGATATAGATATTGCTTTAGGGCCACTTTCTTCTTTTATTGCAAATTTAAATCCTTTATATGTTCCAAAATCTGTATATGTTCCAAAATCTGTACCAAATTGATTAGGATTATCTGTAAGAGATGAATTAATTCCAGTTGCGGCAGCTGCTTCTAATATTCCATTAATTGGTAATAATTGTGCTTTCAAATCTTCTAATACTGCAATTATTTTATCTAATAAAGTTGAAATTATAGATAGGTATGCACTTAGTACTAAAAGTATTTGGTTTGCTTTTTGTAATATCTTTACTAGTTGTATAATTACATTAATAGGTATACCAAATCCAGGAGGAACTGAAGTTGGAATTGGAAGAGCTGATATTATTTCTACTATAATGGAAAATACAGTAATTATTATAGATATAGTTTTAAGAGTTATACTTACTCTTCTTAATGAATCTTCAACTTTCTGTATTACTCTAATAGCATTATCTCTAGCTATTTTAGCATTACTTAGTTTAGTTGGGTCATTTGATGCATTGGCATCTTCTATTATAGCGTTGGTTTGATCTACTAATCTCTTAAGAGCACTATTATTGGTTACTATATTTACTACAATAGTTTCTACACCTAATATTATTATAGGTGGTAAAGATTTTTTAGCATTTTTAAGAATTGATTTTGCTTTATCTTTTATGGCTTTTTTTAATTTACCCTTATTTTTAGTTTTACCTTTTTTTCTTTTAGTTTTTCGTTTTGTCTTATTTGCTTTTATTTTTTCAAAAGGATCTTTAAAGAAATTTTTAATATCTTGATTATTTTTATCCTTTCTTATTTGTAAGTTAATTTTTTTAGCTTCATAACTAATATTTTCTGCTTCTACTGCTTTAGTATATTCTTCATCACTTAATTTAGGAGGAATATCTACTGTTTCACCATTTACTACTTTTTTAGCAGGGGTATTTAATTGTTTTAATTTTAATAAAGTAAGTTGATGTTCAATTTCTAAATTTATTCCTTCTAAAACTAATTCCTCTTTTTCTAATAATAATTTACCTATAGGTGAATTACTAACAACCCCTATAACAGTAGCAGCAGCAATACTAGGTATCTGATCTCCAAAAGCTAATGGTGATTTTGATTTTCCTAAATTACTTAATATATTGGGGGATACCAAAGAGGATACGTTCCCTGATTGAGGGGGGGTAGGCGGTGGATTAAGAGGGTTATTTGGTTGTATAATGTCTGCCATTATGATATAAATACTTTATCGGATGTTATTTTTTCTAATTTATCTATTAAATTTTCTATATCAGCACTTAATTGTGGCCCAGCATCTGCTGTTAATGATGTAACAGGAATTACACCTTCTGATGTAGCTACTGTTGCAGTTGTTAATGCTGATGCTAGACTAGATAATGAGTCAAATAATTGTAAAAATAAATCATGAAGTTGATTTCCTAATATAGCTGGTTCTTCGGGGTAATCTCCATTTTTTTGAGTACCTAACATTATATAAGGAGAATTTATATGAGCTACTTTACCAGCATTTAAATTAATAATATTATCTGTATTTAATTCAATATTAGTTTTAGCAAATAATAATACTTCGTCTTTTTTAGAATTGAGAGTTATTCTATCACTATTAAATATTAATTGTGAATTTGAGTAATCTTTAGGTTTAATAGTATTAACTTGTGGATTTACTATACTAGCTCCAGGCATTAATGGAATTGCCTGGGTTGAAGTCATATAAATAGAGGATTTTTCCTTATTTATTTCTTCAATATTAGGAACTAATGATTTAGGATCTGTAGTAACATATCCATTAACTAATATAGTA